AATGTCTACATAGACATGGTGCTTAAGGTCTACTCCCTCATAATGCGTCTTCAGCAGTACGACAACAAGGCTTTTATGGCCTTAGTGCTTCACCACCAGAAGTACACTATGCAGGGACAGACCAAGTACTTCAAGTACAAAGTCGTGGGGACCATGAAGTCTGGCGCTTCCGACACTTGTCTAGCCAACTCCATCGTCAACTATTTGGTCATCCTCCACGCTATGAGTCGTTGCACCGGGAGGAGCCCTGAGGAACTGATCAAAAAGAAGTTAATACGTATGGCCATTATGGGCGACGACAACCTGTGTTTCGTGCCATCTTCTTTCGACACGCGTCGTTTGGAGAAAGAGCTGCAGAACATGGGTATGCAGCCCAAAGTGAGCGATGAAGAAATATTCCTCAATCTCGTGCCCCATTGGAACGGAGACGATCCAGTCCCCTCTCTGTTGTCCGGGCGCTTGTTAGGGCGTTTGTTTCATACTATTGCCCCATACCATAAGGTCAATGAGGTGCGCGGCCACTTGGCTGGTGTATTCATTTGCTTGTACCCATCCATTCATCACGATCCCATCCTTCAGCCACTTTTCTCGCGGCTTTGGGAGCTGACGAAGTACGATAGCAAAGGGGTGACCGCGCAAGTGGAAGCCTCGCTAAATGTAAGGTTTAAGATGTTGTCTCGAGAGCGGGTAGAGCCCACCCCTTCACTTACTCGCTCTTACTGTAGGCGGTACGACCTGGACGAACAAGACCTAGCTTCTTGGCGGAAGTGGTGCTCGAAGGCTGAGTTAGGCTCAGTTCTTAGCCATCCTGTTGCTATGAAAGCCATGGAGCGCGATTTAGGTGTTTGTCCTGCCGCCTAGTGACGATTCAGGTTTAGCGCCCTTGCTGGCGCCCGTATTCGCCTTCCTGTGGTTTTAAGCGTGTTGCAGAGAGCCTAGCGAGCCTGGCTCCCGGGGACTCGGATGCGATCCCTCTGCCCCCCCCCAGTGAAACCGAGCGTCGGCGGTCTGCCGACGTGGGCAAGGTTTGGATAAAACCAAAAGGGAGAAATGCCTCCC